ACAAAATTCAAGTTGCCCGATTTAAGAGAAGCTACAACAAAGGGAGTAGGTTTAAGTGGAAAGAGTAGTGCTCACTTAGATGCAGATGGTCTTGCTGTCGGTGAGTTCTTGGACGATAGAGTGCAGACGCATACTCACGATATTGTGTGCGAATTTGGAGCAGCTGGCCTCCCTGACTATAGACCTGGAGACACCTATACTCAGATTGCAGGAGTGAATGCTGGCTCACGCGTTCCTATACAGGCAATAAACATTAACTCAGGTCGTCATGGTGCAACAACCGAAGTCAAAGCCGTAGGTGTCAACTACATCATCAAAGCAAAGCAAGTCGCTGTTCCGTTTGATATGGCTGAGTATGTTAGAAATCAGAACGTTAGGCTGTTTAGACTTGATGGATATTATCTGCCTAATGCAGTGACTGTTGGACAGTTTGCTTACGCAGCAATAAATACCGGAAAGACCCTTAGCCAGCTTACTAACGGATATCTCGGAGATACAGCTGTAGATAAGAGTAGATGTGTGATTAATCTTTTATATTCTGATGGAGGAATGGCTTTACTCAATACATATATTTATGACGGTAAATTATGGATTGAGGTATATAATCATTGGTCTATTACCAGACAAATAAGTCGCATATGGCTTGAGATTATTGCATTCCCTGCAGAATTAACAACGAACGTATAAGCGTTTGTAAAGCCGGCGTCGATATCGGAGAAGATCCCGAAAAAGATCACGAAGCAGGTGGCGGTAGCACTAAAACTGTAGGAAAAGTTACGATTAAACCAATGTCGTTGAAACGTACGACATTCGCGATAACTGGACAGGGGGAAGAAACTAATGAATAGAGAATTTCAGATTTATAGATGGAGTGATACCGCCACTGAAGAAGAAGCCGTAAGTGGATTAGCAGAAGCTCTCGGTATGAATTATGATCATGATCTTCATGTAATGTACATGGGCGACGATAAGGATAATGGTTTTTGTGTTGCCGGTATTAATGGTGATGTCACCAATAATATGGTGGTCAAAGGCTGGTGTAATGGTGCTGTCACCAATAATAATGGTTGGGCGACTATAAGTTCTGGTGATAATCAGCGTTCTATTGCGTACATTATCAATGACGATGAGACTGCTGGAGCATTTGGACCTTCAATTTCTGAGATGCGCTGTACATTTTCTAAGGCAACTCATACTGAGAAAGATGAAATGATTGGTAAGCTTGAGAAAATGATGAGAAAGGCCGGCTCTGAAGAAGAGCGCATGGATATTTCCGAATGTATTGAGAAACTCGAGCGAATGTGATTCTTTCTTATTCTGAACTCATAACCCTTCCTACCTTCGAAGAACGTTACAGATATCTGAGGCGTGCAAGCATTGTCGGTGAAGAGACTTTTGGAAGTCATAGATACCTAAATCAGGCGTATTATACGTCAGCCGAATGGCGCTCAGCGCGTAACCACGTTATTATCCGCGATAATGGATGCGATTTAGGTATGGAAGGGTTTGAGATTAATGACCGGATCTATGTCCATCATATTAACCCAATTACTGCGGAAGATATTTTGGACAGAAGTCCGGCATTATTTGATCCAGAGAATCTCATTTGTGTGAGTTTTAATACTCACCAAGCAATACATTACGGCGATGAATCCATGTTACCAATCAATTATTTTTCTCAGAGAAGGCCAGGTGATACAAAGTTGTGGTAAGGAGGTAGTGTATGTTATCAAATACCGCAACACCGAGATATTATGGAATGTTTCGGGAAGCTGTATTAAAAGGGGAGATACCGGTTAACCAAGAAGTTAGCCTGGAAATGAATAGGATTGACGACCTCATACGTAATCCTGATTATTATTACGATGATCAAGCAGTTGAAGGATGGATAGCTTATTGCGAAAACGAACTTACTTTAACTGACGGATCAGACTTCCATATGCTTGATAGCTTTAAGGTTTGGGGAGAACAAGTATTTGGATGGTATGAATTTGTTCAAAAATCCGTATTTGAGCCTTATCCAAATGGCGGCGGACACTATGTAATTAAAGAGATTAAAAAGAGACTTATAAACAAGCAGTATCTCATTGTCGGTCGAGGTGCTGCTAAGTCACTATATGATACGAGCATTCATGCTTACTTCTTAAATGTAGATTGTTCAACTACTCATCAAATTACTACTGCTCCTACTTTGCAGTTGGGAGAAGAAGTACTTACACCTTTAAAGACTGCTATAACACGTTCCAGAGGACCTTTATTCTCATTCTTGACTGAAGGTTCTATTCAAAATACAACTGGAAATAAGGCGAATAGACCTAAATTGGCTGCTACGAAGAAGGGAATTGAGAACTTCTTAACTAATTCTATTCTTGATATTCGTCCTATGTCGATTGACAAGTTGCAGTCAATGAGATGTAAAGTTGCTACAGTTGATGAGTGGTTATCATCTGATGTAGGAGAAGACGTAATGTCGGCTCTTGAGCAGACCTGTTCTAAGGTTGATGACTGGCTTATTATTGCAACATCTTCAGAAGGTACTGTACGAAATGGCCCTGGTGACGATATTAAGCTTGAGCTTAGTAAAATTCTTAGAGGGGAATACTACAATCCTCACGTATCAATTTGGTGGTATAAACTCGACGACATTGAAGAGATTAATCACCCTGAATTATGGCGTAAGGCAAATCCTAATATTGGATATACTGTTGACTATGCTACATATCAGACCGAAGTTGAAAGGGCAGAGAATGTTCCGTCAGCTCGAAATGATATTATAGCTAAGAGATTTGGTATACCTATGGAGGGATTCACGTATTTCTTCACATATGAAGAAACCACTCCTCATAGGATTTACAATGTAAAAGGCATGCCTTGTGCTATGGGTGCAGATATGTCACAAGGTGACGACTTCTGTTCATTCTCATTCCTATTCCCTTTATCAGGAGGAGCGTTTGGAATTAAAACACGAAATTATATTTCAAGCCGTACTCTTGATAAGTTACCGCAAGCTATGCGAAATAAGTATCAGGAATTTATAAACGAGGGATCACTAATAGTCCTGGATGGTGTTATCCTTGATCTGATGATTGTTTACGACGAACTCGACGCATTCATAGCCCGCATGGAATACGATGTAAGATGTTTTGGATATGACCCTTACAATGCTAAAGAGTTCGTAGAACGATGGTCTAGCGAGAATGGACCTTTTGGAATTGAGAAAGTTATACAGGGATCTCGTACTGAGTCAGTTCCATTAGGTGAAATCAAGAAACTCGCTGAGGATAGACTATGGATATTTGATGAAGGAATTATGCAGTTTGCCATGGGTAATTGTATAGTTATGGAAGACACAAATGGTAACAGAAAGCTCCTTAAGAAACGATATGAGGCTAAAATAGACCCTGTTGCATCATCGATGGATGCTTTTATTGCTTACAAAAATAATCAAGATGCATTCGAATAAGGAGGACTGTGATGCCTAACAATGAGTATTTGTCTATTGCCGTACATGACGAGTTTGTAAAAAGAGTCGAAGATCATATGGATGACTTCGAAAAAAGAACTGATGCTGAGCATAAACGACAGAATAAGCGTATTGAGATTATCGAAGGTCATGTTGAAGAGATAACTAAACTCGCGACATCTGTAGAACGATTAGCTGTCAGTGTTGATCATATGGTCCAGGAACTTAAGGATCAGGGTGAGCGTCTTAAAGCTCTTGAAGATCGTGATGGTGATAAATGGCGTACCGTTGGAATGTATATCGGAACATCAATTATAGGTCTTATAATTGGATATTTAGCAAGTAAATTTGGTTTAAAATAAAGGAGGTTTTGTTATGGAATTTTCATTGTTCGGAATCATTGCTATGCCTGTAATTGCAGTTATCAGCTACGGAGTTGGTGTTGTTGTTAAGTCTATTCCCAAGATTAATGACGATCTTATTCCTGCAATTTGCATTGTATGTGGTGCTATTCTCGGACCTGTTGGATATTTCGTAATCCCGAAGTTCCCTGCGACAGATGTTATGTCGGCTATTGCTGTAGGAATCGTTTCAGGTCTTGCTGCGACTGGTGCAAATCAGATTGTTAAGAAGATCAAAAAGGCAAAGGAGACTACCGATGAAGAATAAAGATCTTGTTAAGAAAGTAAAAGATATTTGTGATGTTAAGACCTTGTATGTTCAGGGAGCATCCGGAGAATTTCTTACCAAAGCAAATAAGCTTCGTCTTTCCAGCTCAACATCATTTAATTCCACCAGATCAACAAAGATATTTGCTGCTGGGGAAGATGTAATGGCATTTGATGAACTCGGCCTGATCTCTTATTTGACCAATAAGAACTTCAAGAACTACGGACAGCTCTTGGAGTGCTGCATTGATATTTCAAAAGACTTCTCAGACATTGCTGATGGTGAGATTGTCTTTATGAAAGATCGTGCTGGTGTGTATGTAGGCGACGGCCAGGTAATTACAGCATCTCTTGATGGCGTAGGAACTACAACTGTAAAGGGCTGGATCAGTCATGGTAAGCTTAAGAATGTTGACTTTACTGCTGATCCGGAACCTGTAGTAGAGGTTGTTGAAGAAACACCTGAAGTTGAAGCTGAACCTGTTGAGGAGATCAAAGAGCATGTTGAAAAAAAGGAAAGCAACATGGTCGTACGCGGTAACAAGTTTAGGAACAGGCATTGAGTGTTCCAATTGTCATTATAAGATCGGAGCGAGAACTGTGGTAATGGGTGATGTTAATCTCAACACTTGTAAGTTTTGCAGTGCCGAGATGCAGCCCATTTCACAGATGCTCCTGAATCGTATGAAAGACGAGTTTGATGCGTATAGACCTTAAGGAGGATATTTATGTCGTATCATGTAGATCCTAATAGGAAACCGGATAGCCCTCTTGCTCTTAAAGCAATGTGGACTGATAACTGTACGTTTCCAAGGAATACTAAAAAGAAACCATCAGAATGGACAATCATTCCTCATTGCACAGCTGGTAACTCACCGGCAGAAGCAACTGCGAGAGTGTTCCAGAATCCCGCAAGACAGGCATCTTCGCATTATATAATTGATTCTGTCGGTACAATTATACAGTGTGTACCTGAATGCTGTAGAGCTTGGACTACTGGCGGAGACCTTAACGTTAATGGTCTTACCGGCGCTATGATGGATCATGAGTCTATCACAATTGAGGTTGCTAACTGCACTCTCGGCGGTGATTGGCCTATGTCAGTAGCTGCTATTAATTCACTTGTACTGTTAATGACTGATATTTGTCAGAGAAACGGTATTCCTGTACTTAAATGGTCTGCAAATAAGTTCTTGGCAGGTACTCCTGAACAGAATGTAGCAGTTCATAGATGGTTTGCTCGCAAAGCATGTCCCGGCAATTTCTTATATGATAATATGGGAGCTGTCGTAGATACAGTTGATATGATGCTTGCTTCTGGGTCTTCTCCCGCGCCTGTTGTATCAGATGACGGATATTTCATAAACGGACTTGACTTTTCACCTGTATTTGATCCTAAGGTATATGCAGAGTCAAGACCTGACGTTGCAAGTGATCCATATTACGGTGCTTCTGATGAGATGCTTTGGAAACACTTTTGCGATTGTGGTATGAAGGAATTCTTTGAAGAGCCCGGTCTTGCAAATTCAAAGACATCTTCAGAGTTCTGTGTACAGGTGTATAAGAATAGATATTCTGATCTCAGAGACGCATTTGGAGATAATTTCTTCGAATATTACAATCATTATATTGTATGTGGTAAGAATGAGGGCCGAACAGCTATTTAATCGGTAGAAATCTATGACGGTAAAAGACCTAATAGACTTACAATATGATATACCTTTTGTTATTAATGGAATAGAGTATAAAGATCCAAAGAATGATATTCCTTGGACGACTTTTCTCGATATGGTTGAAAACCTAGATGCCAGAGAAGATACTGACGGCATCTATAAAGTATTTATTACTATTGCTCACTGACAATTATTTGTTTTCTCCCTTCCACACTTTTCTATGCGTGCGGGTCCACTACCTCCGGGCTCGTGCGTATGGAGGAGTGAATAAATCTTGCCCTTTTCTTTTTCGCAAAATTATATTGTCCTATTATGAGAAGGAGGTGATACTATGACAATAGTAGAAATTATAGTAGTTGGTTTATATTTAGTAGGAGCTGGTTTAGGTGTTATAGCTCTGAAGAATCATAAGAAACTATTAGGTTTCTAAGAGGGTTTATTTGACCCTCTTTCTTTTTCGCAAAAAAGTATCGTCCTATTATGAAGAGGGCAACTAAATGTAGAGAGCAGTGGTTGAAAGGAGGGGACCACTTAATAAAAGATGGAAGCTCATGAACGGTTTCGGCCTGGATTGAGAACAACGTCCAACTCCCCCTGGGTAGAAAGATTCCCAGCCTTTTCATTTTTCGCAAAAAAGTATCGTCCTATTATGAAGAGGAGATGTTAAAAATGGAGGAACTAATATGAAGGTTTATTGTGTAATAGAGTGCGATTTTAGAACTGGTGAAACTGTTCTCAAGAGTGTATTTAGTACTTTTAAGAAAGCAATGGATTTATGTAAGCTTTCAGCGAACGAAAGAGTTAAAAGATACTCACAGACTCGTGAAGTTGAGGAGCGTAGAGATGGATATATTGTTTGGTATAAGGAAGAAGGAGACATTGAGAAGGATGATAATAGTAATATGATGTGCATGTATTATGTTAAGGAGAAACTTGTTATTAACTAAAATTATTACATCTCCTCTTCGTTTTTTGCAAAAATTTCATACCTTATTATGAGAAATAAAACCAATTCACAATAGGAGGTATTAATTATGATGAACGTTATTATTATGATGATTATTTATGAAAAGATTTTAAGATCAATAAAGGATAGGGCCGATTAAGGCCTTTTCCTTTTCAATTTTTCCATGCTATGTTATGAGAAAGAACGCGGCAGAAGTGAGTCGAGGGTGAGAGCCCCTCTAGCTGAGATGCTATCACATAAGAAATAAGACTGGGCGACTCCCAGCTAAGAAACGAATTAGACAAGACCACGATATTCTTTCTCTTAATTTTTTCATATCCCATTATGGAGGTAGAAAGGTATGGTGTATAAATGATAGGATGTATAACTGAAATGGCCGGTGTACTTATACTCTATCTGGCATTATATTTAGTGCCATTTGGATTATTTGTACTGGCGGCTGGATTTCTAATTTGGTGTTTTAAACATTAAATAACCAAAACCGGAAATCTCAAAAGACGGAGGGCAAGATCGTTTAAGCCCTCTTTCTTGTTCAGTTCGCAAATTTTCCATGCTCCATTATGGGTAATTATGCCCAATTTTATGGAGGTATCAAAAATGGATGAAATTACTTTAAAGGACAAAACAGCTAAATTGTTTGATGATCTTGAAGGAATGCTTAGTAGACTCTTAAGCGTTTCTGGACTTAACTTAAGTGATCTCGGAGATGTAGACGATGCTATAGCTCTACTCATAAGGGATTACTGCAGGCTTATGTCCAGTTGCAAAGAGCTTGCTGTAGAACAGGCAGGAAAGTTGGATGAACTTGATAAGCTGGATACGATCTTGTTAAAGGTTGAAGCCATCGAGAGAATGTGTAAGAACGGAAAGTAATACCATAATTAAGAGGTTGAGAAATCAGCCTCTTAATTATTTAAGGAGGTATTTCATGGCAGAAAGATCTAAGTATACTTATAACGGGCCGGTATTTAAATCAGATCAGAATATTGGCAGGGTACAGCTTGAAGTTTGGGCTAATAGTCTAGATAAAGCTTATTCCGATATGGTATACCAAGTAAAGGAGAAATTTGGGTATTCTTATGCTGTTAAGGTAAAGATCTCAAAAAGCTTAATTAAAAAGGAGGAATTAAAGTATGGCAAAACTGTGTAAGATGGTATGGATGGGTATTGCTCTTTTTGGAGCATATGAACTCGGAAGGCTCAGCAAGGCTTGTGATCGAGTCGAGGAGCAGATCATTAACCGCATGGCTGACGTTGTGGCCGAGTATAAAAATGTTAAGGAGGTTAAGTAAGTGGTTGAGTGTTGCGTTAAATGTAATACGCCTCTTTATGAGACGGTAGGATCAAATAGAAAGATATTTAGATCTTTCGCTACTAAAAATGTGAATGGAGTCAATATCCATTTGTGTATTAGATGCTATGAAGGCATGAATAAGGGAGAAGAGAAAAATGGCGAGAAAGAAGAAAATTGAGGAGCCTTTTATGAATCCTCCAATTGAGATCGAGAATGAGGAGTATGGAACCAAGACATATGTTCGATATGCTGATGTTAATTTTATTAATTTTGTGATGAAATCCAAGAAGCCAATAAAAGCAGGTAAAGAAATCGTAATTTTTAATGCTATGAGAATCTTTTGTTAAACTCGAGCATGATTATGTACCTGATATAGAGGTTGAGATTCATCACTGTAACGCATTGTCTGATGGGTATGTATGTACCGGAGTAATTTATGTGACAAAGAAATTTACTAAGGATCATTTATATTTCAATCGCAAGTTTGCTCCGGAAAAGTATTTAGGATTTTATTTGAGTAGGCTTGCAAGGAACCTGCGCAAAAAAGATAAGTATTTCGCTACTAAATTTAATCATGGTGGCATGTTCACCTATGATTTCTTTTATTAAAGGAGGAATCATTATGTATTTTATTATAATTATCGGTCTTACTATTCTTTTCACTGCAGTATTCTTCGGCATTCCTTATGCAATCAGCGCTAAGTTCGGAAATAACTATTATGATGAATGGTTTAAAACAAAGAGTATCCTTGATAAGAATATTATTTCAAGTCTTGATCAGTTCATAGAAGAGAGGTGGGGAAATGGCGAAGAATAGAAAGAAGATAGTACTTGAAGCATGCGCTGTATCAATTATAATTCTCTGCTTGATGTTTGTGTTCTTTGCTGCAGCTATGAGTTACTTTAATGATCCGAGAAGTTACGGGTACATCCCGGAAGACGAAGAAACTGTATACGATGCTGTTAATAATGTAGATTACAGCTATCTTGACTATTTTGGTCATTAAGGAGTAAATATGTTAACAGGTATATTAATATTTGTAGTTCTTATAGAGTCTGTTGTTATCCTTTCACTCGCAATAAGAATGCTGAAAGTAGATGGAACTATTCGTATCGATGAGACTGACCCTTATGATGTTAAGATGGATATTTCAGGCGTCAATGTCGTTGATGGACCTCAGAAATACTTTATATTAAAGGTAACGAGGTATCGGATGGTATCTTCGAATAGCAAATAATCCATCTGCTATTATGGTAACAATTGTTTATGTTGTGAAAGGAGGATTAAAAATGGACAATGCACAACTTAATGATGTTCTGGCTTCAAAGATTGAGGAGCTGAATGAGTTATCTGTAACGGATGAGAAATTCAAAGACGCGACGAACGCCGTGTGTAATCTCGCCGAAACTCAGGTTAAGATCGAAAATCATTCAACAGAGAGAAAGTTGAAATGGTGGCAGATCGCGCTTGGTGTGGTTGGCTGTGTTACGCCGTTCGTTCTGAGTGCCTATGATAAGAAACATTACGATATGGAACTCAATAAGGTTCTGGAGTACGAGAAGACCGGAGGTATCATAAGTAGTGGCGGAAAGTCTGTATTAGGCGGACTTAAGATCGGCAAAAAGTAACTAAATTGGAGAGATTCTGATTGATTTCAGGGTCTCTTCAGTTTGCAATTAATACATGCTCCATTATGGAAAACAAACCAATTTTAGGAGGTGTATTATGTTAACTTTACTTGCTGTTTTTGGAATACTGTTACTGATAATTATACTTGCGTTATTTACGACTTCGTTCGTAATGATCGTGGAATTCGTTGTACCGGTAATGGTAGCAATATG